CGGCGAGGCGGTACCACCAGTGTGTATCATCCGGCGGGTTGGTGTCCATGATCAGGCCCGTCCAGAAGGGGCACTTCACCACGACCCCATCCGCGTCGTACTCGAACAGGGGATTACCCGCTGAATCGACCTCCCCGAAATCTGCCTTCGCGGGGAAACGTCCGATACGGGTCGTGGCCATCTTCAAGACCTCTTCGCTCAGCTCAGAAGCCTCGTTCATGAACACGCCAGTCAGCTCAAGCGATTTGAGCTTGCGAACGTCCTCCTCTTTGTCGAGGGCGAGAAAATGGACTTCTAAAAGCAGTTTAGTCCCGTCCGGAAGCTCGGCCCGGTCAATCGTCGCCACGATGGGGGCGGTTCGGCGGATGGTGCAGAACGGCTCGCCATTAGGCAGCTTTTCCGGCACCCAGTCGCGCCACGTATTCATCGTCGTGGAAATCAATTCGGGATAGGAGTTTCGAATAAACGCCCAGCGGCTTCGACGAACGCCGTCTTTGCCCGGCGGCATCTCTAAGGCTCTTGTAAAGGCTTCCCAGCAACATGCAACACTTTTCCCCGAACCTACGGGACCGAGAATCCCCCGAACGAAGTCGTCGCTTCCATGGAAACGACGAGCCGTCGGTTCGGGGTCATACGCTCTGAGGTTGAAATCAGCCATTCTTTTTTTCCTTCTTGGGTCGGTAGTGCGGGCACCTTCCCTTTATCGTCGGCTGCAACAGCTCCCGATACCCCGTACAGACGGGGCGGCGGAGGCAGTCGACGCAGATCAGTATTTTCTCGGACATATCAATCTTTCTTATCCGGATCAACGCCGGGTTCCGGCAGATTCTTCAGCCGTTTCGCCATGACGTACTCCCGCCCATCAAGCAGCGCGCCCATCACCCGATGGAACCCGTCCATGATCCCGCCGAGCGGCCCGACGATGATCGGGTACTCCAGATCCGCGTTGAGCGCGCGGCGGGCGTGGTACGCATAGTCGGCAAGCCTCACGTCGTCTCGTCGCCACACGTTCACCGAGAAGTCGATGTCGCGAAGCAGTAGCTTGTAGGGCTTCGCTTTCTCCTTCGCCGCCTGGGCGTACAGCGATTCGGCGGAGTAATAGGCGTCATCACAGCCGTACCCGCTCTCCTCGAAGGGTACGAGCGGGGCAATGGTGTTTAGGACTTCGGCGGGTTTCACCTAATTCTCACCTTCCGGATTCAACCCCGGTCCAGGAAGACTTTCTTCCCCGTCCGTCGTAGCCGCAACGCTGTTGTGCATCTCAATCGCCGCTGACAGTCCCCGGCACTGATTCATCAGATCCGAGGCAATCGTGTCGACGTAAGCCACGAACAAAATTCGCTGTTCGGGGCTCATATCGACCACGGAGCGACCCCACAGGCTGCAGGTGCATCCGCTCTGATACAGATTTCGGGCGTCTTCCGGCCACTCAAACGGCGACTTGCCGTCGAGCTGAGCCCACATTTCGGCGTGGGTGGCATCGAGCGCGGCGGCCTGTTCGGCCTCCGTCGGTTCGGGCGTTTCGTCAACCGGCGGTACGGCGCTATCAATAATTTCTTCTGATGTCATATTTCGGTTTCCTCTCCTACAATCATCCAATCTTCAGCGAGCATGTCCGTCTGAGATGGGGCCCACGGGACAAGGGCATTGTCTGCGGTCTTCATGCTGATGAACGGCTGCATGACCAGCCCGGGGCGGGGCTTAGGGTGGATATAAACATCTGCAAGCTCCAGCCACATCCCTTTGCCGTTCCAGCCAACGCGAGCGACGCGTTTGCTGTAATGCACCATCTCTTCAAGCGCGCGGCCGAACGTCATTCCGCCGCCTAGAGGTTTCGGCGGATCGTCTGAGAAGGGGCGGCCTTCTCCGTCACAGCTGAACGGTGTAACAGCAACGGGCGGGCAGTCGGCCATGAACGGCCCATCCGGTCCAACGCAGCCGGCGGGCTCCCGCTCATCGTTGTCAAGTTCAACTTTCCGCGCAATTGCGTGGAACAGGCGGGTTTCCGCCTCCATCTTTTCCCGGTGTGTGCGCTGGCCGGGGTCTTCCTGGCTCTGACTGGGGGGCACACAGCCGCCGCCCCCTACGGGGTTTAGCTTTTTATCACTCATAGGTTTCCTCTTCCTCTCTTTCCACCGCCTCTGCGTCGATGATCTCGGAACGCAGTTCATCGCGATTAAACCCGGTGGTTAGATTAATCACGGTTCCGCGGACATCTACCTGTTTCTTATCCGAGAACTTCTCGGGGTTGTCCGCTTTCAAAAGCAACTCAAGCAGTCGGTCCGAATACACCCGGCGCGACCCGAGGCACTTCCCTGACGGACTGAACACGGGCTCTTCAACTCCCTCGACGGCGCGCTCGTGAGCAGCATCCGACCTCAGAACCTGTCGATATTCGTCTCCGATATCCCGGCACTGGACCCACAATTCATGTAGTCCAGGGTATTTGTGCCTCAGATTCTGGATGTGGTTCCAGGTAAAATCATTGTCCGCCAGGGCATGCTTATGCTTGCCGCCCTCAAGCAGGACCTGCAAAAAATTCTGAAGGCGGGCCCGCAGCGCGTCGTCTTTAATCTGAGCCAGTACGGGGTTCGATATTTCAAGATTCGCGATTTGCGGCGCAGGGATGTTGGATTTGAGTTCCTCAACGTGATCATGAAGAGCCATTTTGCGGTTTTTGTACTCCGCCAAACCGGCCTTGCGGTTCCCAGTGATTGAAAACTGTTCGTTCTCAGATTCAAACTCAACTTCAGCCTGTTTGAGTTTAGAGTGCCGGCGCATTTTGTCTGAGAGGGGGCGGGCACAGGTCTTTTTTTCCTTACCTTTACCCTTGCCGGCGGGGGTGGATTTAGTCAAATCAGGTGTTTTGGCCATGTGGTTTCCTTCCTCGTACGCGAGAGGAACATAAAATTTTGTGGTGGGTCGAGGATTTTCTGAAAAATTTTTTGACGGAGGGCGTTGGGACGAATCGGCGGATCGGCGGGCCCTACCCCCTCTTCGATTGCCCGTGCGGTAAGGGTATATATATATAAGACATATACTTAAAAACACCCTGTCCACCACCCCCCTCCTCTCCCTTCGATACGCCGCAGCGCCGCCGCGCAACAGACCCACGGCTGGGAGGGGGAACAGAGTAGGCGGGGTATAGTGCCTCGTCGTAAACAAAAGGAGATTCTCATGTCTATTGCATATGCACCGATCAAAGTTACAGTACTCGGCGTCGACTTCCGTCCCGGCATCAACGGCCGCCCTGACAACATCATCCTCGCCACCGTCGAGAATGAAGCCCCGTTATGGGTACCGGTATGGGACGATGCAGAGTTCGACATCGTTGACAGCCTGCTCGACCGCACTATCCCGGAAGACGGACTGCCCCTCGAACTGCGTCATCGCGTGAACGAACAGGGCTACGACGACTACCGTCTGACGGTAGACAAGCGCGCTGCGGCTAAGGCAGCCCGCAAGCGTCGAGCAATGCTGGAAGCCGCTCAGGCTACAGCTCACGCCGCCGAGGAATAGGCGCACCGTCGCACCGTCGAAAGACGGTGCGGCTTAATTTCAATAAGGAATGGCTCTTTAAGCGAGGAAGTACTGTCGGGCGAATACGCCCGAACAGCACATCCTCGAAACGTCGGGAGGCGGAGCCACCGTACCGTGGACCAACGATCCGACGAGACGAGGATACAGCGAGACGTGCAGCATTTATGCGCAGTTGATACGCCTGTACGACGTCTTGTCGGATCGCCGGTTCGACGTGGAGACGGGGCGGCGTTTGTGCTGGATATCCGTCTACAACGTCGCATAATATTTAGACTTTTTAACGAAACGCCTGGTACGGCGGCTCGACGGAATTAGACATAAGAAGTGTTACGAATTTGAGATTCGTAATATAGACGCACGCGTGATGCGAGAATCGCATGGACAAAAGCCGCGCTCAAATGCACTATTTGTCCATAACAACTAACAATTTACGGGGGCGATCGGTTTCGATTGCTCGTGGAAGGTAAGAGAACGTGTCGAGGTTGGTCAGTTGGCCTCGTTAAAAGCTGACTAAAACACTAAATGGCAAAACCATTCAGTTCCCGCAAGCACTGCTTGCAGCTGCTTAATCAGATACGTCTGATATAGCAGTGGTGAGGCGACGCAGTTGGTGGTTCATGCGTCATAGCCGATAAATAGAAATCACTGCCCGCAAGGGAAGCCTGACTGCTTAGGGCTTAAAACGCAGAACCCCTCTGCACGACACTCCGGAGGTAAAATGGAGTGTCTGGTGAAGAATGACTCCGGTCATCCCTAAAACACACGTACAATTCTCTTGTTGGAAGCGCAGTAAGACGGGGGGTTCAAATCCCCCCCGCCTCCACCACATTTCTCCTTGACTCCACAAAAAGCCGGAACTAAGATACCCCCATGAAAAAATCAATAGTCTTAGAATGCGCCCAATGTGGAAAACCTTTCGACAAAGTCAAAAGTGAATATGCCCGTCAAATTCGATGCGGCAGAACCCACAACAGCTTCTTCTGCTCTAGAAGCTGTACTGGAAAAGCCGTCGTTAATAACTTAGGAGACGCAGTAGGAGACATCAAACACCTCCTCCAAGGGTATGATCAATCAGACGAGCTATCAGCCTTCAAAGTCCACCTACGAAGGGCTAAAGCACGTAGCAAAGATAGTCTCCATAAACCAATACACATTAACGCTCAATATTTGAAAGACCTGTGGGAGGCTCAACAAGGTAAATGTGCGCTATCAAACGTGCCGCTAGTTTTAGAGAGAAAAACCTCTAATCCAATCTACTCCGCCTCTTTAGACCGCATCAACTCCAACCAAGGATATATAAAAGGCAACGTTCAATTTGTAAGCGTGATAATTAACCGCGCCAAAAACAACTCTCCAGACAGTTTAATATTAGAATTCTTAGAAATAATACGAAAAACCCAAACAAGAGAAAAACCATGAAAATAATGAATATCGTCGGATGGGCTCGTACCAAATCCCAAAAGAAAACCCTCAAAGAAAAACGCACGACACGGCGCTTAAAACGCGAGTATGCCAAATACCAATTTGAAAACAGTCGGAACGAAGCACGCATCCAATGGCGCAAAAACCGCCGCAAACGCTTAAGCCACTGAACAATCTCGCCTAGCCCACCAGAATAGGCAGAAACCTAAACCACCCAAACGCACCAGGACGCCGTAAGAGACCTAGCTCTGAGTCCTTCCACTTCGTTGTGCCCAACAACTTAGTGCTCTGCCCCGCCGTTCATGCGCCTTTCTAGGATGCAGCGTATCAACGGTTCGGCGGAGAATCCCTTTAACCAACAGGAAAAAAAACCATGATAGTACTAACGCCAAAAATCCTCAAACAAGACACCCCTCTAAACCACATCGCATGTGGGGGCGTTTTCTCTTACACCGACGAAAACCGACAAGTCTTCGGAATCAAGATAAAAGAAACACCAGAAGGACTCTCAGAGCTAATCATCCGCAACGATGACACGTCTTGGGCCCCTGCAAGATACCCTTCAAAACTCTTAGTACATTTTCACACCGCCGCAACGCTATCTCCAACACCCTAACCTCTTTGTTCGGCGCCAAGCAGTAATGTGACCGATGACAGCCGAAACTTGGCAATAGGTTGTTGCTTATCCCGAGATGCTCAACGCGGTGTTCTTCACCAGAAGCGGGTTCAAGATGACACTCCGGAAAGACGGAGACATTTTTTAACCAACAGGAGAAAAACCATAGTAAACGATGGGTTGACCATTTTCGGATATAAGCCAGAATATGTTTATCCACTTTTCCATCGGGGTATGCCGCCCCAATCCATTGGATTGTGCCCCG